GTTGAGTTCTCGCACTTTGAAGAGACACTCAGAGACTTCATATTTGCTAGATTAGGACATCCCGTAGTTAGGGTTGAGTTATCTCCCTTCCAGATAAAGACATGTTTAGATGAGGCTGTAAGCAAGTTATCTTATCATGCTCCTCTATGCACCAAGCAGTATGCTGCTTTTGATGCATCAGCAGGTATAAATCTTTATGCTGTGCCATCATACATATTAGATAACTTAGAGTATGTTGTGTATAAGAAGACTCTATTATCCATCCAGTCTCAAGCAGGAACTCTGGAATTTGACTTCTTTATTAAGTACTTTCAAGATAACTTTCTATTTCAAGATTTTGGTATAGCCGATTTCTACTTGTTACAACAAAACTTAGAGCAGATGAGAAAGATATTAGGGCAGGAGGGGTCATTTAATATAGTTAATAACCGATTCTTAAACTTATCTCCTACACCCGTTACCACACCACAGGCTGTTATTTTAGAGTACAGAGCCTTAGATTCAGGAACCCTACACCCTGCATACAGAAATTGGATACAGAGATATGCTTTAGCTTGCGCTAAAGGAATACTTGGAGAAATTAGAAGTAAGTATAAGTCCATCCCGTCACCTGGGGGTGGGGCTTCCTTAAATGGTACAGAGCTTCTCCAAGCTTCAGATAAAGAAAAAGCAGCACTATCGGAGGAACTCTTAAAAGAGTTCGAGGAGCCACCAGTGTTCACAACATTCTAGGATATTAAGATGAGTGAAAAAACCATAGCTCTTATTAGGAAAGCTAACCAAAAAGATAAAACAACCAGCAGAGGGGTGGCTGGGGAGAGTGGCGAGGATGATGATGACAGGGATCTAAAGAAGGCGTTGAAGAAAGTAGTGACGAAAGCAGGGGGTACTTCTACTAAGGGAAGAAATACTAGAAAAAGAATAAATCTAGAATTGGAAGACGAAGGGAGATCGGAGATGGATGAAGAAAGAATAGATAGAATTTATCAACTTGTCCTAGAAGGTGAGAAGTGGGATAGGCTTAAGAAGAAGGTTGGGGATACGGCTAAGAAGTATAAGGATAAGGCTAAGAAGGGGTTAGCTATCGCAACGGTAGCTGCTGCCTGTACTACGGGGGCTTGCTCTGCTGAAAATGAAAACAAGCCTACTAAACCTCATGGAGCGGTTCCTTTCTCTCAAGAGACTACGAAATCTCAGGATGATGACATTGATAAAAGTAGAGGAAAAACACCAGGAGAGTTGGGAAGCAGAACAAACCCCGCAGTGTTGAGGGCTAGAGCTAGGCTTGCAGCCGCTAGACGATGAAGAAAATGGAACGACGAAAGTAATTTATGAAAAACTATAAAGTAAATAGGGAGACACCCTTACTGCCAGATCTGGATGGATCACCAAGCATTTTAAACATGTTTGATGAGGAAAATCCAGATATAAACTTGTTCAACTTCATTGATGACGAGCTTATAAGGCTGGGTGGTTCCGATTTACTCTACTTCAAATACATGCAATCTGAGTCCAATTACGATGATGTCTACATGGAAGAGAGAAATAAGCCTGTAGTATCTGAACCTGTAACAGTACATGGGCATTACGATCCTAAGGTACTTGAAGAAAATCTTACCGAGTTTGGTATTGAATTAACCAATGACCAGATGTTCGTATTTAATAAGAGCTATATAGAGACTAAGCTCTCAAGGCGACCAATCCCTGGAGATGTAATACAGCCTAAATTTCAGAATCAAAAATATGAGATATTCGAGGTCCAAGAGGATAGCTTTGAGATATATGGGGTGTACCACTTCTCGTGCTCTGCAAGGCTGCTCAGAGACTCGTCAGACGTTCAAGATACTCCTCTCCACAAGACTAGTAAAAGTCCAGGAGTGGCAAGCCTAGAGGACCTGGAGGAAGACTATGGTTGATTACGGGTATGACCAGAGGCCAGAATCACACACTTGGACAGATACTTCATCTTTAAGCTCAAATACTGGGTCTACGGACTGGGTTAGTAAAAATGATCCGATGCGGTGGGCTAAGGACTATATTGTCCGAGCCACTAATAAGAAAAATAAAATACCTCTTTTATACAGAGAACTATTAAAATTTCTTATTTCTAAATTAGGAAGTCTTGCTTACATAGATAGTGAAAACAATATAAGGGATATTAAGTGCATTCATGCAAATCCAGAAAGAACGATAGCCAAGCTGACTCAGGAGAATAATATAATTCTTCCAATCGTATCTATTAACCAAACTACGAGTGATGAGGATGCAGAGCGAAGAAGACCTGATAACCTTATTGTAATGGATAAGGTGTGGGATGATTCTCAGCACAGAGCTTTAAGGGTAGTAAGTTTAGTTCCAAAGGCTATAACTGTGTCTTACGGGATAAATGTATGGACTAAGTATAAAGCGGATAATGATCAAGTAGCAGAGCAGATTAGGCTGATGTTTAACCCTTCTACTACACTACAAGCAGGTACTAGAGATGCGGGAATAGCCTTCCTTTCTGGGGAATCGGACAGCTCTACACTAAGTCCAGGGGATAAGGAGGAGAGGGTTATTAAGAAGACTTTTGAGATAAAAGTTCAGACTTATATCCCAAATCCTAAGTTTTTAATAACATCCACGGGTCAAATAGAAGAATTTAAGACAGAATTTAAACTTAGTTAGAGAGTTCAGTATATTTTTAATCAAAAGTACCCGCAATAAAGGTACATATTATAGGAGTTCCTACATGAAAATAATTACAAATACAAGTTTGCAAACATGGACAATTCCATTGCAGACCGAGCAAGGGGTAGAGCACTTCCTGCTAAAACCAAACCAAAGCGTTGTTATACCTGCCAGTTATATGAGCAGCATTATAAAAAATCTTCATACAAGAAGATTAATTTCTATTTGCAACCAATCCTAAGGAGATAAAAAATGCCATCTTATGTAAGTCCAGGTGTATATGTCGTTGAGAAGGATATTTCAGACTATCCAGTAAGTATTAATTCGTCCGTTATCGGTATTGTTGGGTTTGCTTCTAAGGGACCCATTGCGGGTATTGATGGCGAGAGAGCCACTTTAGTTACAAGCCAGAATGATCTTATCCGTGTCTTTGGTGAGCCAAGTGAGGATATTACAGGACAAGCCCTTGAGGGGGCTTTGGAAGTTCTTGAAACTACTAACTCTATTAGATTTATTAGATGTGCTTCAGGTGCACTTCAATCATCTGCCGCTGTGCCTGTGGGTCTTTGTCCAGCATTCCATGTATCGGGTCGAGTAGATGATAGAATGATAACTTTGGGAACGGACGATGCCGCTGTTTCTTCTGTTAGATTGACTGCAACCGTTTGGGATAATACAGGAACCAAGATTCTAACCGATAAAGTAGTAACTATTCCAAGTGGTACTATAGGGGCATCATCTAGCTATAACTCTTCTGGTCATGCTAATACCGCAGCTTTGAAGAAAGTTTTAGGAGGGGGATTAGATTCTTCCAAGATTATAGCTACTGGTGGAACGGGGGCTGATGCCTCCGCATTTATCGTTGGTGCTGCTGCTGGTTCTGGTGCTTACATGGATCTTAAAGTTGAAATATACAATTCAGACTCTGCTAGTTGGGTAACGTGCTCGGCAGCCTTCACCCCTCTCAATGCGATAGGCGAAGGGTCAGCTGCTCCCACGGCTGCGTCTCTAGGTCAGGGAGCTTTGAATGGAGCCGCTACTGCGGTGAGAACGCATGGAACCACGGCTGAAAGTACCCAAGAAGATGGTGTAGCTTTATTAGTACAAGGCTTATACCCTGGTAAAGGTTATGATGCTGGAACCAAGGATGATGGAACCACTAGTGGTCACAGTGTAGATGTGAATGTTAGAGGAGCAGCAAACTTTGAAGTTCAAGTTAATGATCAAGGAGTTGCTAGTGAAACCTTTAAGTGTTCCTTCCTGTCAGGTGAGCCTTTTATTGAAACCCAGATTGGTGCTACAGTAGCTACTAAAACTTCAGAGTGGATTGTTGGTAGAATGGGCGAAAATAAAAGTCTTACCGATTTTACAACAACTAAACTTTCTAACTTCTACGATAGATTGTCAACCCTCGGTAGTAGTACCATAAATGGTTGGCATGGAGCTGATAACAGTGTTGCTGATATGGCGGGGGGTAGATTTGCTAAGTTAGTTCAAGGAACTTACAGCCTAGCAGATGGAACTAACGGTATTGAAGATACGGATCCCGAGCTTGCTACTATACTTATTGGTGAGGAGAAATCTGACGGAGGTAAGACAGGTATGCAAGCTCTTGATGATGATCTTTTGAACATCTCTATAGCAATGTGTCCTCATGGAACAACTCCCATAGATTCAGTTCAAAAT